TTTCAATATTACCAGTTGCTTTTGGTCTTAATTTTAAACTAATATTAGTATCTCCACCAACTGCACCTATTTGAGGTCCCGCACCTGTTGCAGCATTTGTAACATCAATATGGTTTACTGCAGAACCAGTTGTTTCAAATATTAATTGTTCATTTCCGTTTTCATCTCTAAGACCGTGAGCATCGTCAAAGTCTATCATGAAAGAATTAGTATCTAAGTTACCACCTAATTGTGGTGTAGTATCATCGACTACATCAGCTCCTAAAGTAACTTCTGTAATATTTGGATTAGTTCCATCATCTGCTCTTGCGTATGCAATAACAGTTTTTCCATTTGCTACAGTAACACTAGTTCCTGTACCTGTGTCATATTTAAAAACTACATTTTGAGAACCAGAAGTTGCATTTTTTAAAATATAAAAATTTTGTACGTCTAAAGGTATTGTAACGTTTCGCGATGCTGTTAGTGATCCTGTAAATTCTATAATTCTATGTGCAAGAGTTGCACCTGTTCCACCATCCGTAACAGTTAGATCTGTGTCAGCTGAATCCGACACTGCTTGAGTTGTAAAACCACCAGCTATTTGTTCAATAATTTGTAAATTAGTATTTGTTTTATTACCCCAAGTTCCAGCATTTTCACCGGTTTGTTGAATTTCAATCCCTAAGGGTGTGTATGTTGATGCCATAAAATTCTCCTAAGCTGCTACATCAGTATAACTGTTATTTGTGCCTGTTGCAACATTTGAATAACTGTTATTTGTTCCTGTTGATATATCACTATAGCTGTTATTTTGTCCAGGGTCAATATTTCCGTAAGCAAATATAGTTACCCCTCCTACGCTTAAACTAGCAGATAGTCCATCAAAACCTACTACAATATCTGGTACAGTTACGGTGCCAATATTAAATGAAGCTGAAACTCCAGTTAATCCTAATGTTATATCATTAGGATCTAAAACTCCAACACTTGAAGTTAAAGTTTGTCCTGTTGGATTAACTACAGCACCCCCTAATCCTATAATAGAACCTTGAGTAAAAGTTGCTTCTAAACCAGAAACTAAAACTGTATCATTTGGTATTGTTACTGTTCCTAAACTTACAGTGGCTGATTGACCTGTTAAATCTGCTTCTTGTGAAGAAGACCCTACCGCTGTTCCTTGTGTTAATGTTATTTCTTGACCAGAAACAATCACTGTTTCATTTGGAGCAAAAGCAGTTCCTTGAGATATAGTAAAATCTAATCCTGTTACACCAACCACCATGTCATCAATTGTTGGTGATCCTAATGTAGATGTAATTGCACTTGAACTTAAACCTTGTGTTTGATCATTTGGAGTTATAGTTCCAACAGAAAAAGATGAAGATAAACCAGTTTCAATTACTACAGGAACAAAACCTTCACCTTGTGAAGATGTAATTGATTGTCCTGTTAAAGTTAAAATTACGTCTGGTATATCAACTGCACCGACGTTTGATGTTATAGATAATCCAGATGGTTGTACTGTAGCATTTTGTAATGCATTCCAAGGATCTTCACCCCAAGA